AATAACAAATGCGTATAATGAAACTAAAAATGGTTTAACCAAAGCAACTCAAGAAACAACAAGATTAGGTAAGGAGCTTAATGAAAAAACAAATGCTGTTAATAAATTAACAAATGCGTATAATGAAACTAAAAATGGTTTAACCAAAGCAACTCATGAAACAACAAGATTAAGCAAGGAAATTAATGAAAAAACAAATGCTATTAATAAATTAACTGATGTTTATAATGAAACTAAAAATGGTTTAACCAAAGCAACTCATGAAACAACAAGATTAGGTAAGGAACTTAATGAAAAAACAAATGCTGTTAATAAATTAACTAATATGTATAATGAAACTAAAAATGGTTTAACTAAAGCAACACAAGAAACAACAAGATTAGGTAAGGAAATTAATGAAAAAACAAATACTGTCAATAAATTAACTAATATGTATAATGAAACTAAAAATGGTTTAACTAAAGCAACACAAGAAACAACAAGATTAGGTAAAGAACTTAATGAAAAAACAAATGTGGTCAATAAATTAACAAATGCTTATAATGAAACTAAAAATGGTTTAACTAAAGCAACTCAAGAAACAGTGAGGTTAAGTGAAGAACTTAATGAAAAAACAAATGTTGTTAATAAATTAACTAATATGTATAATGAAACTAAAAATGGTTTAACTAAAGCAACTCAAGAAACTGTGAGGTTAAGTAAAGAACTTAATGAAAAAACAAATGTTGTTAATAATTTAACAAATGCTTATAATGAAACTAAAAATGGTTTAACTAAAGCAACTCAAGAAACAGTGAGGTTGGGCAAAGAAATAAAAGATAAAAATAATATTATTAAAACATTAAATAATCAAATTAAAAATTCAAAAAATAAATTAGAACAAACAACAAAAATATATAATGATAGTAAAAAATTTTTAACTGATGCTACCAAAGAAATTGTTGATTTGAAAAATATGATAAAATTATTAGAAAATGAAAATATTGAATTAGAAAGTAATAACACTGAATTGGAAAGTAATAACACTGAATTAGAAAGTAATAACACTGAATTGGAAAGTAATAACACTGAATTGGAAAGTAATAACATTGAATTAGAAAGTGAAAATGCTGAATTGGAAAGTGAAAATAAAAAATTAAATAATATGATATTAGAATTAGAAAATGATAAAAGTGATATTGATGAAGAATTAGAAAAAAAGAATAAATTTAGTAAATATTATTTATATTTAATAATATTTGCGGTAACAATAATTACAATAATGAGTTTTTACTTAATTAGGAAAAAGTAAGTTATTTTTTTATATTTTTATTTATATGTTTCCAGAAAAATGGAATTTAGATAATATAAATAAAATAAAATTAAATGAAAATTATACAAAAATTCTATTAAATTATATTTTGGATGATTTTAAAAATTTGAAGAATGAAAGAAAAACATTTTTAACTTTATGTGATTGGTCTTATCCAAATTTTACAGGTGGTGGAGAGAAATGGTTATATGATTTATCAAAAAAAATGTATGAATTTGGTTATAATCCAATTATAATAACATTTATAGATAAAGATTATAAATATTTCAAAAAATTAAAAATAATAGAAAAGGAAAATGTTAAAATAGTTGAAATGGTAAATAATAAAATTGATTTAATTAAATTAATTAATTTTTTGGAACCAGTATGTGTATCACATCAAGGAATTAATAGAATAAAGTATATGAAATTATGTAATGTTTTGAATATTCCATTTATTTCTGGATTTTGTTTTTGGCAAGATATAATTGATTTTAAAGATTATTCAAATATAAATATTTTAGAAACTTGCTTACATTCAAAATCAAAAAATTTTGAAGTAGTTTATAATAATTGTGATTATTTATATAGTGCAAGTTATTTTGTTAAAAAAGTAATTAAACAATATTATAATGTTGATATTCCAGTAATTGATACAATAAGTTTAAATAATATTAAAACAGAAATAAATGAAGATGCTGATTGTATAACAATGATAAATATAAATTATTATAAAGGTGGGTGGATGTTATTAAATTTATTAGAAAAATTAGATATAGATTGTCCTTTTATTTTAATAGATAGTGAAAAAAATAATAATAAATTTTATGATGAGTTAAATAAAGTTATAGAGAAAAGAAATAATAAATATAACAGCAAGGTATTATTAATAAGAGAAAAAGTGGATGATATAACTGAAATATATAAGAAAACAAAATTATTATTAATTGGTTCAATGGTGGATGAAACATTTTGTAGAGTTGGTTATGAGGGAATGATTAATAAAATACCAATATTATCAACAAAAAATGGTAATTTAAAATATTTATTAGAAGATTATGCAGATTTTTTAGATGAGAATGTAAATTTTTGGATAAAATATATTGATAAGATATATAATGATAATGAATATTTAGAATCAATGAAAAATAGAAAATGTAAAATTGATTTAAGTGAAGAAAATATATTTAATAAATTTTTAAATGTTGTAGAAAATATTAAATTAAAAAAAGAAAGAATATTAGAAAAAAAAAATATTGGAATATTAATTCCTTGGGCGGATCAGGGTTTGGGAATACAAGGTAGAGAATATTATGTGGAATTAACTAAAAATGGTTATAATGTTAATATTATGTCATTTAAACCTTATAACTCTAATAATGAAAATTTATTATTACAAACAGAACAAAATGAATGGAAGTATAATAATATTTTTTATTATAATAAAACAAGAGAAGAAATTGGTTTGGAAGAAATAATTGATTTTATTTTAAAAACTAATATTTCAACAATTATAATACCTGAAATATGCTACGAACATATATATTGTATAGTATCTTTATTTAAATTATTTAATATTAGATGTATTGGAATACCAAATATAGAGATAGTAAGATATGATGAAATATATAAATATAACATATTTGATATTATATTATGCAATAATAAAAGTTCTTTAGAATTATTAAATTATATTAAAATAAATACAAAAATAGATTATTTAGGTTTTAATTTAAATCATGATTTTATTAGATATAAAAAATTAAAAGATAAAGAAAATATTGAATTTTATTGTTCTGGTGGATTAAATAGTTTTGTGAGAAAACACATTAATAGAATATGTGATATATTTAATAATATTAAGATTAAAAATATAAAATTATATGTTTATATTCAAAATAAAAAAGTTGAAGATAAAATAAAAAATAATTATAATGAAAATATAATTTTTATATATAAAAATCTGTCATATTATGAAATAATTGATATGCATAGAAAACACGATATATTTATACATATGGGTAGTCATGAAGGTTTAGGTTTAGGATTTTATGAAGCAATACAAGTTGGAACTCCGGTAATAACAATTAATACAACACCTAATAATGAAGTTATCAAAAAAAATATTAATGGTTGGTTAATAAAATCAACAAAATATACATTAAAAGATAATGATAAATCAATAATTTATGGTGATAAATTTGATAAAGAAGATTTAAGAAAAAAGATAATTGAAATATGTTATTCTTTTGATAAGAGAATAATGTATAAAAAAATAAAAGGTTTTAATAATAAATTAAAAAATGATAATTATATTAATAATTTAATAAAATATTTATAATTTTTAATGACTAAAAATTTTTATATTTAAACTATTTATAATTTCAATATTTGGATTATAACAAACTGGATATAAAGGTAAATATATTATAGAATTAATTTGATTTTCAATTAAAAAATCTTTAAAATTTTTCATATAAAATTCATTATTAATATATATAATTTGAATATTTTTATGAGAATAATATTTATTGATAATATTTTCTACTTCATTTTCATTAAAGAAATAATCTGTTTTAATAATTCCCAATTTAATATTATCTGGATTTGTATAATACTCTATTTTTTCAATTTTAGGAGGTTCTAACAATAAAAAATTCATATTTTTAAAATGTTTTTCATAAATTTTTAATGAATGTTCTGATAAAAATATTATTGTTTTTGCATTTTTAAATAATGTTATAATAGTTTCATTAATTTTTATATCATTTCGATCATTATTGAATATCCAAGGAATAGATTTATCTTTTTTATCTAATAATAATTCATCATTAATCCAATAATAATCTGTAATTATTATATAATACTCATATCTAATAATATTATTAATCGTTATATCATTAATATTGAATAAATTTGTAATTATTAATTTATAATCATCTTTAATTTTTTTTAATTGATTTAAATTATGAATGTAAAATTTTTCAGGCACAAAATAATCCAATAAATCATTACTTTCACCAAGTATATAACAATGTTCTACATTATCCTTATTATTTAAAAAACTAATATTTTTATTATCAATATCATACTTAATTTTTATTTTATCTAAATTTGTATAAAAAATATTACCTTTATCAGAAGTATTTGTCGTATCTTCATTTGTTAATATAATATCATTTAATAATATAATATCATCTCTTTTTTGTAAATGTTCTACATATATCATATCAATACAATTAACTTTATTTTCAATTAAATCTAAAATAGTTGAATATAAACTTTCATTAACACTATAACCATAGGCACCCATTACAGTATAGTCTTTAATATAAGAAAAATTATTCATAAATAATTTAATGCCGTCAGTTAATCCACCAAAATAAAGCATATTATATTTTGGAACTTTAATATTTTTTAATATATCAAAAAAATGCTCAGTTAATTCAATATCATCTTCAAATATTAAAACATTTTTATATTTTCTATTGATTGATAATTGCATTGCTTTTTTATGACTTAATAAACATCCATAATGACCACGTGTTTTTATTTTATGTTTTACTTCTTTATAATTTGATACTGTTTTTCCATCAATTGCTTCCAAAAATTCATAATTTTTTATATTAAATTTTTTAAATTCTTTGGATATTTTTTCTCTTCTGTCAATATTTTCTTTTAGATTGATAATAAATATATTTTCATATTGAATATTAAATCTTTCATTATTATTATTAAATTTAACAGATTTTAATATTAATTTAGAGTTTGTGGAAAGAGTAAAATTAATATTAATGTAATCATCTTTGTCCATTTCACTGTTAAAAATCAATGAATCATAATTATCATTTTTAATAATTTTTTTATGTTTTGTTTCAATTTCCAAGTAATTAAAATGTATTAATTCAAATATTATTTGTAAATTTCCATTATCATTAATAGTTATTTTTATATTTGATGGTTTATCATTTTTGTAAATAAATTCATATTGATTTTTTATTTTATTATTTATTTTAACATTATTATTATCTATTTTTAACATTTACTAATATTGTATAATTTAAAATATAATTTTATTCTTATTTTTATTATCAATCATTATTGAAATATTATTTTTTAATATTTTTATAATTTCATTTTGTGTAATATTTATATCATTTAAATACAAATACTCATATAAAAATATAAAAGAATTTTGATAATCAATAATTGTAAATATTTTACTATTTTTACAATCAGGAATATTCAATAATTCATTGTTTATTAAATTATTAATATTTTTATTGAAAATAATTTCTTCAATTTTATCTATATTAATTATATTATTATTAAAATAATTATATAATTTCAATGTATTTTTTATTATATTTATATCAATATGTTTTAAATAATTTAATAAATATCCGATTTTAATAGTTAGATTGTTATATGTATTTAATATCATTAATATATATATGGCATTAACTGTACAGTATTCATCATCTTTTGACAAATTATAAATATACATTTTTTTTATTAAACCATTAATTTTTTCTTTTACATTTCTTAATTCAGTCATATTATAATCTATAATATTGTCAGTGTTAATAAAGATTGTATCTACTATATTATTGCTATTAATTAAAATTGTTAAATATAATTCTGATATATTTTTTGGATTAATTGCATTGTAAATATTAAAATTAATTGTTGTTCCAAATATTATTTCAAATAAATAATAATATTTGACTA